CTGAGCAACAACTACGCAAAAAGAAAGAAATGGAATTATGGAAGGCTCGTCAAGAGGTTGAAGTAAATGCCAATGGCACTTCTGGATATGTAGTAAAGCATGGTCCTAACAAAGATAAAATCTTAGGACATCAGTCTACTAAATCAACTAACAACTGGTAATCAGTGAGTAAACTCTAACCAAGTAGTAATAGCATACTTGTCACCGCTCAATGGTGGGTTACCTCTGTGGGTATGTGTGTACCCTGCGGGACAAAACATAACTCGCCCAGTTCGGGCCTCAATCCTACGGCTCTGATATAAAAATTCAGTTTCACCTCCTTGATCAACGTCGTTCAAGTAAACCATTGCAAGTAAGGCACGCTGTCCTGTGTCTCTACTTGCGTGTTCACAGTGCCATACGTGATATCCCTGGCTGGGTCGAGTATGCTGTATCTTAATGCTATGACTTAATTGGATAGGGTTTAGATTTTCGAATATACCAAACTCACTCACGTAATCGGTTACGCATCTGTGTATGGCATCATAGTAGGGTTGCAGTATCTTATTCATGCTTAGAGCAAACGTACCTGTTTCGCCTTCGTCATAGAGCATATCACCGTCCTTCATTGCTTTTGGTGCACCTTCCACGCTTTGGCGATTAAACACTCTTGTACCCTGCTGTGTATGATAATAATCAATTACTGTCTGGCAATATTCAGCGTCTAATTCGTTGTCCCATGTTTTAATAAAGTCTTGCATAAACATATTTATATGCGTACTTAATAGGCGTCTTAAAAGCGGTTAAAACACCGTTAGCCGTGTAAAAACACCTAAGACATACAAAGTACTGCGAAACTCCTTAAGTCGGCAAATAAGAGCCATTTAGGGGTGATTTTCGTGCATTTAAGGCGCCTGTCGCAGAGGCGGTTTTTGTACCAAGAGTTTTAGTAAATGTAGTTTTTCCAAGATTCATGTCTTAGCGTATGCTCAAGTATCTCTTGGTTTTTGATTAGATCATAGTAGGTGGGTTTGAAAGGAACACGCTCTGGTTTTGGGTATAGATTATTTCCTTTGGCAACATTGCAAGGTCCACAAGCAGTAACTACATTGGTCCATGAAGTCTTACCGCCGCGACTAATTGGAAGAACATGATCAAGTGTGCAATCACATCTCCTAAGATGTTCGTTACAGTATTGACAAGTAAATTGATCTCTAAGTAGTACATTATGTTTTGTAAATCTAACATTAGAATTTTTCCGCACGTACTTCTTAACCATAACCACTGCTGGTACTCGTGTTTCCCAATCCATAGAACGTACAATCCAATCATCATACCATTCAAGTACGGTAACTTTATCTAACACAAAATATTTGATTGATTCCTGCCATGCGACTGTAGACAGTGGTAGAATGCTATAAGGTTTTGCATCCGCATTTAGGACAAGTGTATCTGCCAACTTCAATACTCCCTTGTATAACTGTATTTATTGTAAATGCCAAACAGAGTTAACACTAACTCTCATAGGCCAATCTGTAGGACTTATTCCTGCGTGTGGAATCGAACTTGGAAAAATAACTGCTCGATTACATTTGTATTCTATAATTTGTGATGGAGTATCTACATTTATTTCTGATTCCCAAAAACGTAAACCTCCAGTGCTTTCAAACGGATACCAAACTACACTGTAAGTATTAGCAACATCATCTAATTTCATATCACAGTCTCTGTGAGGATACTGCACACTTGCTGGTGTTGTTCCGTTTAGTCTTAATACTTGTAGTGCTTTAGGTCCATTAGGTAATAGTGTAAGTGCAAAACAACTTGCCATTACATTGCTAAGACCTGCAAGTGGATCATCTGCTTCTGGATAGTTTTTGTGCCATAGCACACAGTTGTAATAGTTTTCATACTCGCCTTCGTATGCACTTTGGACGCTCCCATATTCCCATTGCTTTAGATTACTAATACCGTTTTGTATTGTAGATAGCAACCATTCGGGAAATACATCGTCAACTACTTTGATATCACTCATTGCCTAAGTTTCCTAAGAACTCTCTTAGTTTTGTACTGTCTGTATCTGCTCTAACTTTCTTAACTGGCTCACCTTCATCTGGCTCACTGTCAGTTGATACAGTTCGTTTGATATTGTTTAAGATACTACTACCTTGTGTTGGATTGCTGTATGCATCATCGTCGTCCTCGTCAAGATCTCTAATGCGTAGACTGTCTATGTCAAATTCTAAATCTATCTTACTACCAACACCACTTGAACTACGTGTCTTCATCAACTGTATTTGATAACGTCCTCGTTCACGCATTGCTCTACTTGTAAAGATACCAATCACATTATCTGCTGTCTGGATCTTACTTAATCCACCTGAGATGTGCGAGTGATCAAATTCAATTTCTTCTACTGCACCCCTGTTTAACTGTGCCGCAGTTACAAATACTGTTTGTGTTTCCATTGCTAAGTTACGTAGTTCTTCAGATACAAATTTATCTTTAATAAACAAATCACTCGGTGATACTTTTCTACTCATAGGCATCATCAAGTCCAAGTAGTCAATTAGCAGTACATCAATCTTCTTGCCTGTTTTAATTTCATACTCTTTGATATAACTTCTAATATCATTTGCATTCTTACCACTTGGCATATACTTGACTTGAAATGCACCCGACTTCTTACCAATCATCTTAACTTTCATTTCAACGCCGTCAAGATCTTTAAATATTTCTTTTGTTGGAATATCTGTAAACATACTGTCTACACGCATAGCAACAAGTGCCTCACTCAATTCAAAACTTAGATATAAAACATTCATACCTTCAAGTGCCCAGTTTACTCCTAAGTTTGCTAAGAACAAACTTTTACCTGCACCCGAACCACCTGCAAATATATTAAGTTCACCTCTATTGAATCCGCCAAACAATTTCTTATCAAGTGTTTTCCAACCTGTGCTTACTTGTCCGTTACCATCTTTTAAGGCCATAAGTCTTGCTTTAGGATCTGCAAAGTAATCAATACCTAAATCTTTTTGTAGTCCAACTTGTACTGCATTCTTAATCTTATCTTCAACTGGACCATAATTGCCTTCTTCAAGCAAGTTTGCACTTTCAAGAATTGCTCTTTCAAGACCTTTGTGTCTTGTAAATGTTTCAAACTCTTGTAGTAACCAATCGTAGTGTTCTTCACGCAGTCCTTCCGGAGTTTTTAAATTCACCTTACAAGTTGCATTAACCATATCTTGTGTAGGCAATGTATTGTGTTCTGTAACATAATTGTTTAAGAACTCTGCGGCATCCTGAAGTTTTCTATCAAACAAAGTATGGTCAAAAATAGTTTGGCAACGCACAAACGATTGTGCATCGCTTAACATCATTTCGAGATATACTTTTTGTACATCATAACCATAATCTCTATTTTGTTCAGCCATTAAAAATCCTTAATTAGTTTTTACTATTATACCACATTTTCGCATCAAAGTCAATGTGTTTTTTATCCGATGCTAAAACTGCACCAATACATGATCCGGGGTCTCCTGGATTTGGTGGTATCCACATATTGTTCCAATTTGGTTTGATTTTATTCATAGCATCTCTATTCAATGCACATCCACCAGTGACAATAATGTTATTGCTCGGCATGTTCATTGCCATACTTGTAGTTAGTTGCAGAACGATATCTTCAAAAACAAATTGAACACCTGCGGCAAGATTATCAATATCTTTTATTTCTGGTGCCCACCAATTTAAACCCCTGTGACAGTTTTCTTTAAAATTAATTTTACATAACGGATCAAATGTTACGTCAAAGAAGTCGTCATACAACCTCTGCTTGTACTTGTATTTGTCACCGGATTTTGCAAGTGTACTAACAACTGCTTCTTGTTTGTTAGGTTCATATCCTAATCGTTGAGTCATTGCACTGTACCACAAACCAAGACTGTTTGGATAACTTTGAGAACTTACTTTTGTCAAACGATTGCCTGTGCCTTTCCACATAGTAAGTGTTTCAAATTCTCCAATACTGTCAATGCAAATTATACTTGCATCATTATATCCACTGGTGTAATATCCATATGCCGCATGACTGTGATGATGCTGTACATATTCAATAGGACATTTTAAATTCCATCTTGCAAGATATTTTTTAATATTATTTTCTCTAAATAAAAATCCTTGACCTGCTTTTAATTGTCTTAGACTTTTTAAGAAAGGACGTTCGTACCAAACTATTTTGTCTGGTTCTCCGTATAGTTCTCTTGCAACACTTAGCATAGTCCAACTAAAGTGTGGATCGTTAGGAACATCTGAAAAGTCTTTGGCAAGTGCCGCCCACTTTAATTCTCCGTCTTTGAATACTGCTAAACTCGCATCGTGGCTGTTTCCAACCATTCCCCATTTAATCATTCTACACCTTTAAATTTTTTATAACCTTTGTGTAATATATAAAACCACACGCCGTTAATCATAGGTTCAACAATAGCATCAACTGCCGCTAATTCAAATGAAGCCCCAGTAATTAAATTGTTACATATCATAGCGATTACAATGTGTCCAATAGTGTACACTACTGCCAGTACCGCACTGCTACCGCCAATTAATCGTTTTAATAAATTAAAAATACCTTGTCTAAATTCACTCATAAACATTTACTTGTATATAAAAGGATCTCTCTTTTTAAGTTCCTTGATTCGTTTTTCCAAACGTCTCTTTTCCTTCCATTCTGTATATGGCTTTGTAATCTTAAGCCATAAAGTTTTTAACCAAACCATTTTTTACTCCTTAATCTAATTTTTAATTCGTTACTTTCGCTTGACGTAATAATTGAATGCAGTGTATAAAGTTTACCATATTTTTGTACTGCGTCGTTAACATCTTTTATATCTTGATGCCATTCTGGCATACTCACCGACCAACCAAGTTCTATTGCTTGTTCGACTAACTTACTTCCTGCTTCATCTCTATCAGGAACAATTACCTTTGTAGTATTTAGACTGTTGAGTAGCATCGCCTGTTGATCTTTGATCTCACTTCCAAGCAATGCTACGCCTTCAACAGCAATAGCATCAAACGGACCTTCAACTATAACGGTATATATTCTTTCATAGTTTTGAGCATCGAGATTGAATACATAACCAGGTTGTTGATCGCTTAGATACTTAGGATTACCATCTCGTATTTTACGGGCAGTAAATCCTACTACTTCACCTTTATAATAAAAAGGAATAATAATTCTATCTCGATAACCGAGTTCAGGAGTCCAATGAAAAGGATAGTCATCTAAGTACAAATGTCTCGATTTAAGATATTCATATACTTTAACAAGATTATTGTCTATGCCTGTTGGCTCAAGTGACTGCCAGTCATCCCACTGATCCAGTCTTCTTGCACCTTCAGGTAAATCTTTTGTTTCAAACTTTGGAAGTTCAATTTTAACATTTGAATTGCCTACTTCAGCAATCTGTAAACATTGTAAAGATAACTTACTAATAACATCATCAGGCGTGCCTAACCATTCAAACAGTTTACGCATTTTGTAACTTAGTTGTCTACCAGGTTGCCAACTTGCTTTGAAACCACAGTTGAAACAATGATAACTTATGCCGCCGTCACCGTTCGATATTAGTCCACCTCTTTGTCTTTTATCTGCCGAGTCACCGTTGTGTACACAACAAGGCGCATTGAAACTTGTCCACCCACTGGGAGTAGTTTTACGTTTCGAAGGCAAGTGTAGTGTAAGTGTTTCTTGTACGATGCTCATACTATTATTATAGCGTCAACGTACTATAAAGTCAACTAATTTCGGATAAGAACTTTATCAATTGTTCCAGATGTTTTGGTATATTGTGTTCGAATAAAACTAAACACACCATTAAAGTTCAAATATTCTGGAGTGGTAGGACTGCTGTAGTTTGCTGATGTAATATCTACCCAATTTGTTGGATTTTGATTTTCGAGTGAACCTTGTATAGTTACTGTTCCAGTAAAATCTGTCGAGTAAACTGCAACAGTATGTAATGCAGTATTACCATTCAATGCAGGATTTGCTTCTACCTTTTCACTTACGTATACGTCTGGCTCTGTTTCTGTAAATGTCTGGACTTGGTAACTTTCTTTAGGACCTGGAAATGCTTGACTGCTTACTTCAATAGTGCCAGACATTTCAAAGTGTGCATTTGCATATGTTATTACATTACTGTTATCACTATCTTTAATAAGATAGATTGCATATTTTAGATATTGATCGTTGATGTCTAATAGTTCTGTTTCAGTAATATTGACAGTAAATTGTCCTTTATAGTTCGGGGTTGCTGTTTCGATAATTGTACCAGACTTAGATAAGACTTGTGTATTGAACTCGTCGTACGCTACAAATTTAGGTGTATATGTGTTTAATATACTAATAGGTTTCTGATCATTGTTTTTAATTTCAAATGTTAATGTATTATCTATTCCTCGATAAACTTTTAGATTTTTTGCGTACACTGGTCTATACTCCGTTGTTTTACCCGTAGCCAAATCTGCTACAAGATTGGTTTTGTCATTGACTAAATATCTGGGTGTAAGTTGCATAATTTATTCCTTACACATATTTATTAAAGAGAAACATGCTAAGAAAAGACATAGAAGAAAAATTTCCGTTTTTAAGCGTAGTAACCTACGGTGGTCAAGAATACGTCGGGATTGTGAATAATCAAGACAATTTTATAACCACTATGTATAGTTTAAGCGAATTAATTAATGATGAACATAGAGATCGCTTTTTAGAATTAGGCGATGTATGGTGGTGGGAATCTAATCGAATGATACCGATTAATATCTTTCTACGCCATGAGATGGAACCGTTTAGATATTGTTTGGTCAATATGAACAGTAAAGATGTTAATGTAATTCACGGTCCAACTGTTAATTTAAAAAATCTATCAATTAAGCGTGTAAAAAGACGTTCGGTACAATTGATTAAAAAACCTAAGTAACTTGCTCACAAATTAAATTCATCTGAACAACTATTGCATGTGCGTATGCAACAGCATGTGCTTTCTTGAAGTAGTATTCACCGTTCGTCGGTTTCGTCCACACTTCTTTCATCACCGTATCCCACGACTGTCCAAGTAGTGATCTCTTCGCTGGACGTATTATTGCCAACACCGCGGCAAGTTGTTCTATGCTCTGTGGCTTCATCTTTTGAAGAATAGTACTGTGTTCTCCTACGTGAAATAGTTTGTCGCTGAATTCTTTGTGAGTGAGTAAGTCCCATAATGGTTCCTTTTGCATGAGTGATACAAGATGTGCTTCGTCTTGTATATCTTTATATATCGAAACATTTAGAAAATCAAGTTTAAAATATCCTCTATCTTCTGCTGTTTCATAGTCTATTGTAGATAAGTTGTCAACCGGATTGTGAGGACATTCAGTTACATACACTCCTGTGTTATGCTTTTTACCTGTAGGAAGTTTTGCTATTCTATGTTTAACTTGATTAAGAATAATTTCTCTATCTGCAAAGTCTATATCAATATCAGGCATTATCTTTTTCGCTTAGTAAGTTATTAGGTTTTTCAATTGGTAATCCGCTTCTATCAAACCACCTGTTGTCGTCTGTTACATAAACATGACTTCTAAATTTTAAACCATCTGTGCCTTTGCAAGTAATTGCACGTCTATGAATAGTACCTTTGTATTCTGTATAATCTCTATTCATCAATCTCATTGTTCCGCCACTTGCTGGAGATCCGTATAGTCTATCTATACTTTCACCATCTGGACCCATGTGATTTGATACTATTCTAAATTCTGACATAGTTATTAGTATACTTTATATTTTGATTTAAGTCAATCATAAGTTTGCTTTTTGAGCAATCTCTTTTACCAGTTCTACATCAACAGGACTGCGTCTGAAACGTAATGCCCAGTGTTGAGGATTCATTACTTGATAAACAATTTCTAATTGTTCGTCGCTAAACTTAGCCATCATGTCTTTGCCACTCTTACAATTTAGTACAAGCCATGCACTGATTTTTCCATCCCTAAGATGCTGAGTTACACGATTCAAACTTGCATATCTAAAATAATCATTCCACGGTGCTTCTTGTTCGTCTGCCCATTCCATCATAGTTTTAATAGAACGCTCGACTGCTGTTTCAACACCTTCTTTTTTGATTAGTTCAAGTGCATATTTTTCATACAGTTCTTCTCTACACCAGTGATCAAGTTTTACTCCTGATGTTACTACATAGTCAACATACTTCTCAGGATATAATGGACGCACATTGCTTACAAAACTACCAAACTTAACAAACGCATTGTAGTAGGTGCTTCTACAAAATTCCTCATATGTTTTTTGTTTTTTTACATTTTGACACAGTTCATAAAATCGTGTAAATGCATAATAACCAAGTTGCACGTGTTTCTCATTTTTTTGTAATGCTCTACGTTTTTGTTCACACATATGCACTGCAAGAGTTTTTTCTCTTGAGTAACTTGTTTTGCAATATGGACATTCAAATTGCTTATCCACCTTAGTAGCCCCTAACGTAATATTTGTTAGGATCGTATCCTGCGTTTCTAATTGCATTGCCAATCTCATTATAGTGCTTTGTTTGTTCTAATGCTTTCTGCATTTTATCTGTAAATTTTTTGTCTATCTGCAAACCCACCTTAGGACTTATTCTTTCTTTAAGCCAGTGATAGTACATCAACGGAGTAGGATGATAATCTATAGTAGGTTCCTCATCTAAGTCTCCTAATCTTGCCCCTACAAAACTTAATCTGTGATCGTAATTCTTTACACACCAACTATATAAATCTTGCTCAACCCAATAGTTATTCATAAAGAGTTTGTTGTATCCGTTATATTTTGCTACTTCGGGACGAAGGTCTGTGCCAAAGGTCATAATAATTTTACTTTTTGTAGTTCTTGCTAATGCTACTCCTGCATGAATAAAATTTAACGAATGGAGTTCGAAACTTTGTTCATTCCATATTTTATTGATAACAAATGCTTTTAATGGGTCAGCACCTGTTTCTGCAAAGATATTACCCCCTGGATACCAACTTTCAGGTAACTGTGGATCCCACAAATGTTGATCAAATCTATGTATGTCAGTCCATTGAATTATAATAGTATCGTTGCTTGTAAATTCTTGTGTAGCAACTGCTTCGGAAAATCTTTCAAAAATTTGTCTGTTACCTGCGCCTCTATTTGCCCAGTTATAAAACTCGTGATAACTTTGTCCTAAGATATCTGCCCATGTAGGCCAGTGGTATCTTGTTAGGCTACAACCAAATGTAAATAACCTGTTGCCTTTAATTGCCGCCATGATAGTCCTCTATAAATTTTTCTACGTCTTTCTTTTTGTTTAAGTCTACAAGCATCTGAATTTCATCTTCTTTCATATTAGGAAAAATCTTTTCAAGTTCTTTTCCAGTTTTATTTGTTGCGCCTTTCTTCTTTTTGTATCCAATCCATTCGTGATATTGTATTTTCTTTTCGGCGTTTGACGTCATACAAAGAAGTTGCCATAATAGTTTTTGATGCTTTGCAATAGTAAAATAGTTTTTATTGTAATATTCATTTGTTTTAAATACTGCAAGTTCTTGTGCTTCACGCTTACCTTTTACTACACTGCAATATCTATTAAGCAAATAAAAACTTACTTGTTTGCGTTCATCATCAGAAAGTTCATCCCAAACATTTTTTGCACCCATATCAATTGCGGCAAGTATATCTTTTAAAGGTAATTTATTCTTCATTTAGTTTTGTCTCTATACTATATGTCATTCCTATACTAACACGTAATGGAACAGAAGTCACGTCCATAGTGTGCCAATAATGTGCAGGAAATAAAATTGCATTTCCTTTTTTATATTTTGTTCTTTTCATTTCAGTTTTTCCTTCATCTGAAAAGAATATTGTATCACCATCTGCATCATTTACATAATATACAAATGTCCAAAGTCCAGGTTGTCCGTTTCGTACATCATTGTGCGGTCCATAATACACACCCTGTACAGTTCCATTAAGTCGTGTTCTCGTAACTTGATTGATGTGTGCATCTGTTATTGTATTAGGGATAACCTCGCGAGTTAGTGCAGTGTGCAATAATTTGGTCAGTTCTTTGTGATCATCGAGTATATTGCTTTGTGTACAGAACATTACGTTTGTGAACAATGCCGGTGTTCTGTAATTTAATCCTTCCTCATCTTCTTCTGGTACATTTACAAACTGCCAATTAACATCTTTGGTTTGATCTTCGATATACTGTACCATCCATTCTGGAAAGGGTTTTTCGATTTCAAAAATTCTATTAGGATCTCTCATTACCAATTACTTTCTTTTATAAGATTATACATTAATTTTAACTTCTTTAATTGTATTTGTAAAGACTTATTTCCTTCATTTGCATAATCTACTATTTCAGATATTTCCAATTCATCTAAATGCCAGTCTGGATAGTCTGGCTTTTCAATACAAATACGGTCACCAGTTTTAGTATCGCGTTCGAAAACGGTTTTACCTCCATCTGGTGATTCGTATATTTTCATTTGCCTTTTCTTTTCATACGTTTTATAAACTTAGCGTAACTGCCAACACCCATCATTAAACTATTCAATTTACTAAGTTCTTGTGTAGTAACCAGATGGCAGTTTAGTTTTACACGTTTATCAGTTAATGGCACAAGATGCAACCAAGGATCACCTGGTTCAATTGTAAGTTCTGTATTAAATGGAATCATTAGATTAACGATTGTTGCGTGTTGATATTTGAACTCACTGATTGCTGGCACAGTCCAATATTTCAAAGGATCTTCTTGATGCCATTGCGGACTTGTCCACATCCAGTCAATACCGCTCTTATCTTGTATTTGCCAAGGACTCATAACCTTGCCATGCCACATATTTGGTTTGTGATGTGCATAGTCTTGCGGATCATGAGGGATAATAGGTGAGTTTTCTGGATAAGTTTGTACCATTGCATGTTCTGTTGTATCAAAAGTTTTTACTTTTAATTGCATCCATGCTGGGAATATTACACCTGTTGTTAGCAATTGATTTACGTGTGGGCAACGTTTTAGTGTAGCATTATCTAAACCTTGATAAGAATGACTGTCGAATTTTCTTGTAGCAGGCATCTTTTTCCACCAATCAGGCATCCAGTCTTTAGCAAGTACAGGTTCGTATGCATCATGTATCACTCGCTGATCAGTAAAACAATCTAAAGTTATTGTTGAAGGTTTTTTCCAAATACTAAACATTTTTCTCAATATGGCTGTTGTCTATTTGTGGTGCACGTTCTAAAGAACAATGCCAGTTCATTCCCATTACAATCCTACGTTCTAAAGAGTTGTTTGGTTGACTCCTATGACTTAACCAACCCGGGAAGAAAACAACATCTCCTTGTTTTACTTCTACTTCTGTATAATAATTATGTAGTCTACTTTTGTTTTGAGGGAAACGTGGATACCCTGCAAATAGTGTTCTATCTCTATTTTCAAACTCTAAGTTACCACCGTTTTCTGGCTGTTTCAAATATACACTACACACTAAATGTGAGTTGCCATGATCGTGTGCATCTGTCCATGCACCTTCGTAATGACTGTTCACCCAACTTTTAGATACACCAAATGTATTAAAGTTTAAGTCCCATGCTTTTAAAACTTGGTCTGCTCTTGAATCGAACCACTTCTTTAATATCAACATTTCTGGCCAAAGATGAGGAGCATCAAGATGTCCTGTACTTGTTATACCTCCGTCTTTTTCTACTTCTCCTGTATCAACAATCTTGTCTAATAGTTTTGCACTACGTTCTGCAAGTGGTCCTAAATCTAAAGGACAATGATCTACATACACAAGATTTGGCGAAATCAAAACAGGTTTCATTTTGTTAACTCCATTATAATTTTCTTCTTTTTCTCATTATACACATTTTTAACAATACTACAATGTGGCATCTGTTCTGTAATCTTTTTTGTCCACCATTCTTGATTTTCAATGATCAAATGTGCATTTCTACCATCTTGTAAAAATTTTCTTGCAGGAACAGTATCAATTACAAGAAACGCATTACGAGTAAACAAACTTTCAATATGATTCAAAACATTGTTTAAAAAGTTTGGTTCAATGTGTTCAAGAACATCTGTACAGATTAGGCCTTCGAACTTACCCTGTGGCATTTCTTGAAATGCAACTATTCCTGGATCATACCCTGTAAAGTCACATGTAGGAAACTGTTCTTTCAAGTTGAACATAAGACTGGCTTTACCACATCCGTAATCTAAACACGATTTAAATTGATATTTTTCAAACCACTCAGTCAACCCTTTGTACTTGCCTGCTGTTCCAAAACTTTTTTTAACATGATGGAGTTTGTACAATTGATTTACATAATGGTCTGTAAAAAGTTTTTTGGTCAAAAAAGTTCTCCGTAATCAATTGTTTCAATCTGTCTGCTAATATCTTTGATAAAGAATGCACACAATGGATTTTCACCTTCTGTAATAGGAACGCTTAATAACTGTCCGTTTTTAGTTTTAGGGACATGCCATTTTACATCATTATAAAAGTTAATTACTTTTAAGTCTGCAAAGTCTGGTTTATAACTTTTTAACGGATTAAAAACAAATGCTTCAAATCCTCTATCGTTAATCGATGTTAGCGGAAGTATTTCTAAATCATTTCCACTTTCACTACATCCTACTGCAATATGCCAGTCTAATGGCACACTAATTTCTTTACCACCTATTTCTAATACTATTGCCGGTGAACTAAAACTTTCTAAGAAAATTAAGGGAATAAAAAAGAAATCAGGATTGCTTGGATCCGAATTGTCCAGCACACTGAATCTAATGTCTTCCTCAATTTGTTCAGGCAAATTGTTTAGAGAAAAGGCTTTGTTATCTAATGTTAATATATTCATTATTATCCTTTATGATTGCCAATCTACTTTTTCTAAAGTAAATGGATATTCTGCTTCTTTGTAAAATTTCTTACGCTGTGTTAAGTGTCTTTTTGCATATTTGCAAGTACTTGTTAAGTCCCAAATTTGTACAAAGTCCTTGTCTTTTGCCTTTCTAATGCCTCTGCCTATTGATTGTATCACTCTTACAAATGATTTGCCTGGTTCTAATAAAACTAAATTAAAAATTCGAGGAATGTTAATACCAACTGCGGCAACACCGTAAGTTGCAATAATAACCTTATTTGTTCCTTCTTTAATTTCGTCGTATGCTTCTTTCCGGTCAACAAGTTTTACATCTCCTTTAATGAAAACAGCGCCTGGAATTAATTCAAGAAGTTGTTCACCTGCTGAAATCCTATCAACAAGTATTAGTGTATTTCCACTTTGAGAAATAGTGTTTGCTAATTTTCCAATGTATCCGACCCTGTTAGAATCAGTAACCAGATACTTTAATTCACTTTGGTAATCCCTGTGTTCTGCTGTATCCATTAGTTGTACAATATTAACATGACAACTTGATAGTACCCCTTTATCTTGTAATTCCTTTGCACTAATTTGTCCTATCACTGGTCCAATACTTGCGAGGATACTTTGAAATTCAAATTGTTCTTTAGGAATAGTTCCAGTCAATCCCCAGCGTATAGGAGCATTTTTTAAATTTTGTGTTAGCAATCTTTTTAGTACATCTGCTTTGGCTTGGTGTACTTCATCAATAATGACAGTTTGAACATCATCTAAGAACTCTGCAAGTGTAAGAGTGTCTTCATAGTTTTTGCTTTTTTTATCAAGTATATTCAGCGATTGCCATGTACAAATAGTATGAGTTCTTCCTAATTCTTTTCTATCACCAAAGTACACACCTACATCTAATCCACAATTTACATAATCTTCTTCGGTCTGGGTCACAAGTGATTTGTTCGGTACAACAACAAGCGTTCTGCCTAACTTTTCTGTTACATGAGACAAAACGGCTGTAATGATAGTTTTACCTGCACCGGTAGCAACTTCTTGTAGTGCTTGTGGATTATCAAGGAAATTGTTTACAGTGTCAACTTGATAGTCACGCAGTATAATAGGCTCGCCTTCTGCTGGATGTCCTTTAGGCCAACTACGTGCCGCAAAATAATTTTTATCTATCTTACTAAATTTTAAATTATGTTTTTGTCTGTGATCTTCAATATCACCAACTTCAACTCCTTGTTCGTGTAACACTTGAAGTATAACATCAAGATGATTAATATAACCGCTACCGCCTAATCCAAAAAATCCTACAGTCCCGTCCCAGCGACCAAGTTTATATTGCGGTAAGTATCTTGCATAAGGAACTTGAAATTTCAATGCATTTGCAATCTTTCTACGAACGTCAACAGAAAGTCCTTCAACTTTTAAATTTACTTCGTCGTGTATTACAATTTTACAAATCATAATGTAGTAACTCCTGTAACATAATCTTTATCTCTTTTAGTATATTGTGAAATAATGCTATCTTCTTTGGTGTAATAAACTTTAAGATCGAATTGTTCTATGTATGTTGAAAAAATAGTGCCATAACCTCTGCTTTGACCAAATGTTAACATACATACCGGCTTCCAATTAGATCTTAGGATAGGTTTAGTTATTTTCTTTCTGTTTACAATAACAATCTGTGTGTTATCATCTACACTATTATTTAATCCCTTGGTCTGGATGAATTGGTTAAATTCCTTATTGGTTTTGTTGTCCAATCTAAACATAACAGAAATATTTCTATTATCAATAAACCCCTTTGTTGCATTATAAACTATCGAAAGGTCATCTAAAGGATTATTGTCACCATCAAGACCAACAATGATTGGAAATCTTTCAATTTCGTATAACGAACTAAGCACTTGATTGATAGACCAAACATCTGATCTAATTACCAAGTTACTGTTTTCACGGTTAAGAATTTTTTGAGAAAGTGTACTATACTCATTAATGTTAACCATAGGGTCAAAATGATGTAATCCGTATAAACGTCTTTTGTCCCAAATACTTACAATACTATTTTCAATATTTGGAAATTTCTTTTCTAAATACTGTCTTAGATCGTCTGGCACATTAACAAATTTATTGTGTTTGACACTTGGAATAATATCATATTGATCAAGATCAAACTGTACAAGTGTGTTGTAATATTCCTGAACTTCATCATCTACTTCAAAGTATTCTTTAAATTTATTTGCAATGTTCATTACTTTGTAAACATTTATTTCACTCCATAGAAAATTATGAATATGTTTGTCATAAAAGTAATCACTGTCTGTATCTTTTTTCAAATCGTTAATGTGTTCAATAACACTGTTACTAAAAGGAAATCTAATTGAAATGTATTCTTTATCTTGCTTTTTAATTTTTCTAACCCAGTAACTTTTATCAACAACACGATAAGGACAACGCACCCTATCTACGTGTTGAGTGATATCAATACCTTCATTATTAAATTGATCTGTGTAAAATTCTAACATAAGTTTTTTGACCAGTTGGTGTTGCTTTTCAGTCAAAGGCTTTCCTCTATAGACTTGTGATCCAATGCTATATAAAACTTTTTGATTTTCTGGAAAGAGATTAAATGGTTTGTCTCTCCAATGTTTGCCGGGTAGCAGAGTTAGATTTGTGAGAAACTCAAGACAATCTTCAACAGTGTAGTCAGCGTTAGTCATACTTTTTTCCTTAATTTAATAGTATTATACTACACTATAGGAAAGAAGTCAAGCGTTTTAGTTGTTTTCCTTGAGAAATTTCTGGCACACTCCATTCAGTATATGCCAAATCATTTAGCCATTGTTGTCTTTGGGGCTTATCAGGTTTGTTGTAATTGCTGTATATTGGATTGCCAACTCCGTAACTTAGACTATGTTTACTAACATAAACAGGTACTCCAGCCATTACTGCTTGTATAGCAGGGTTACTTGACCAGTTCACTACGGCATAGGTATTGTTTAAATCTAAATCAAAATCATCATATGTGTTTGGTATATGCTGTGGTTTTTGTAATAAGACATTTGGAAATTCGTGCTGTACTCCAGATAGTTTACATCTTGGATGTGGTCTAATAATTATACGTCTGTCAGTTTGCGATCTAATATGCTCAATTACTTCTAATACCCAATTACTAATACTTGGCATGCCGTTCCACTGTTCACTCTTGTCGTGCTGTGTACAAATTAAAATATGTCCGTCTTGATTGTCTGTCCAAGGTTCAAGTTTTAATCCTAATTGGTCTGCTCTACTGCTGTCGTTTTTTTCTTCTCCAAAAACTGCATCAGCATTGATTCCATTAATTCCAACCTTCCACATTACATTTCTGTGTAATGCACCTACTTCTAAAACAATAATTGGTTTGTTTTTTGATTTAAATTCATTCCATACTTTTTTATTTGCTGTCATTCTACCATGCCATAGTACACTCCAAATAACTGCAACATCTGCATTCATTGAGTTATAGACTACTTCATGTCCTTGTTGACTGCACCCTGTAGCAAATGCTTGAAATACCGGCTTAGAATTAAGTGCGCCATTGTCTGTAAACAAACTAAACTTCATTTAACTTCTTTCCAATATTCTTCGTGCCTTACAGTAAATAAATCTTTCTTCCTACTCATACCTTCTTTTTTTCGAGCACCTTTCAGATGATCAAAGTATGCGCCAAGTTCTATATTAATCAAAGGATGGCCTTCACCTTTTACAAGATGTCCACTTAAATCATTTATTTCTGGATATGTAGTTCTAATTTTCTTGAGTACTTCGTCAAACACATAACTGTCATGCCATTCTTCCATTTTGAATATGCCTTGTTCTGCTTGTTCGTATACTCTTTCAAACTCTGCTAAGAATAATTTTGCAGGTTGTTTGTTAATGTGTAGTCCGTAAAATCCACATTCTGGCCATTTGTTACCTCTCCCCAAATAACTCAACCATGTGTTAGCAGGAAAGAAACTAATAAATTTTTCATAACTAATTGGACTGTGACAAACAGTATCTGCATCCATCCATACTACTAAATCATATTGATCTTCATTACAAGCATCAAATACTGCATAAACTTTGTTTGCAAAACGTATTGCGTCCCATTTAAATTGTTTATGCCAATCTCTTGGACGTCTTGCTTTTATATCAGGAGGACATACACCGTTGGCTTTCGGAACATCCTTCCATTTTTGTTTAAATTCTTGTAACTTACCAAGGTTAGTTTCTGCACTAAACACTGCAATACGATCGTGAGGATCATTTACTACAGGATCACAATTTTCTGCATATACACGCAAGTCTATCTTAGGATCAACGTTTTTACTAAACGAATCCATAAAACGTTGACCATATGTTTCCATACCTCCTTTGTGAAATGTTGTTACAACAAGTACTCTCATATAAACTTCCTCATATGTTTCCAACAACTTCCGTCTCTTAGTTCATCAAGTTTCCAATGACACATTGCCAGTTTTTCTAACCAAGGACCTCTGTCAAATTGTAAGGGATTACGTAAATCTCTAAAGTTTGTATTGGCTATTTCTTTTG